AGGAAGGAACCAGGTCGGCAGCTGTGAGAACATCTCAAAAAATAATTTTACCTTGTCCATCGCAGTTGGGTCATCTGATATCACTGCGTAAGCTAACACCAACACGGGCAAACTAAGAATTATCAAAACCGCCTCGTCCTTCCAGTCTGATTGTCGGGCTTCTAACAATTTTCCTTGGTAAGCTTCCTCACCACGAGCCATACGATCGGCATGTAAGAGTTGTGCCTCTGACATTGCCATTTTCGTCTTCTGTTTGTTAGCGTAAATTTTACTTCCAGCAGAGACGGCTAATTTTATTGCCGATAACCACATAAATTAATACGCTTTTGAGTTTCTTTTCTTTTCTGCTAACATTCTTTTCTGACCACCAACTGGCATCTCAGGTTTTCCTGTAGCAATATAGTTAAATGCTTGATCAGCAGTAGTTTTAGATCTAGGATCTACTTCAATACTCTGTTCAGCAACTTTAACATCTTTTATTTTATCAAGCTTTTGCATTTTTGCTCCTTTTTTTGCCTTTTTCTACACCCTTTATAACACCTTTGTTACGAGATGCATAGAAAACTGTTTCACCCTTCTTTTTTCCATATTGTTTCTTCATAGATTTCATAATTTTTTTACCTTTTTCTGTCAATGGCATAATTAATCCTCTATCATAACCTTAGCTTCGTTAACTCCGCTCTTTGCAAGGCTAACTCCAGCTCTTAATTTAGCTAAATCTTCGTTTTGATCTAATTTATCTTCAAAATTTTCTGTTGATTGCATTAATCTTGCTCTAGCAAGGTCATTTTGAGCCTTATCATTGTCTTTTTTACGCTCATTTTCCATTGCACGTAGGTCAACTTCTCTAGATTTTAATTTTAATAGTGGGTCATTATCAAATTGTGATGTAATTTGCTTTTCTTCCTTCATAAATTCTTCAGTCATCTCTGCAATTAACACAGATTTTCTAGCTTCAACTTGATTTGTAAGAGCTTGTAACTGTTGTTGTACCATTGGATTCATTGCTGCTTGTTGTTGCATCAACATCATCTCTCTTAATTGTTCTCTAAACTCTAGTTGTACTTGTTCTTGAGCCATTAAACTAATGTGTTCCAAAATATTTTTCTGTATCGCTGCCATAATCGCAGGATTATTTCTAACCATATTAGTCGACATAAAATTTAAGTGAGCTGTAATGTGTGCTCTGTGGTCTTGACCAGGAAAAGCCTGAAAAGGTTTACCAGCTAATGCATTTATATGTTCCATACTTGGATCCATTGGTGCAGTTGGAGCTGGTGGTGGTAAAACTGCATCTACATTCTTAACACCTATAGCTTCATACATATTTCGATACACTTGATACAAGTTATGTATTTGTGGATTACTTGTTGCAAGTTGTAATTGTGTTTGTGCTAGGGTCACTCTTTGTGACATTGAAAATATATTAGGATCTGCAACTGGCATAACATCTATTCTATCGTCAAAGTCTGCTTGTTTAATGTTCCGTGTTCCACCGACCACGTCGTATGGGTAATCTGGTGGTAAATATTGTGCAACTACTTTAGCTAATAATTTAAACTCATCTTTCATAGCTGCGTAACATCTTTTATGAATAGCACTCATGACCCTTGAACCACGTTCCAATAACGCAACTGTTGTACCAACAGCAGCAGCTTGATTACCATCGCCCACTTGCATGTCAGCAATAGCAGCGAACCTTTGACCAGCAGACACTACTACTCCCAATAAATTTAATAATGTTTGTGATGGCTCCTTATAGGGTAATGGAAAGAATGCATCTCTTAAATTACCACCTGGTGCATCGACATCTTTAAACTCACCCGGTTGTATAGGAGATGCTTCATCTCTAACTCTTACACCTCGTTGTTTAAATCCTGCAGGTAAATTAGATAATGTTCCCGCATCCAATAATTGACGGAGAGCAGCTGTTGCAGTTCTGCTTAGTCCGCCAATCATGTGGATTAATCCAAAGCCATAAAACCCTAAACCTGGGAGAAATTTAAAATGAACAAAATATTGGATTTTATTTTTCTTTAGATCATTAGGCGCATAATTTCTTCTAATTGCTAAAACCGTTCTACTTCCTTCTTCAACAGTTACAATGTATGGTAATTTTATTCCAGTCGGTTGACCATCACCATCTATATCTTCAAAACCCTCTAAGTCTAAGTTTACATGACACTCTAGTAAAGTATATATTGTTTCTTGCTTACCAGATTTTTTAGTGCCATCTAATTCTCTTTCCTTTTTTTCTACAGAGTTTTGTTCAACGTTACTTGGTGGTGCAAGATCTACATCTACATAGAAACCATTAACTTGTTGTTTTCTCAATTCATTCTCTGACATTTTTACAACGTGTATTACAGACTCTGCATCTTCTATACTTGTTGCAGTATAAGGAACTATTAATTCATCAGCAGGTACAAATTTAGATACCACTCTTCCAAGTGGTACATCGTAATAAACTTTTTTAAATGTAGAACCTGCTAGTGGTAAATGAAATAACATAGAATCAAACTCTGCTTCATACTCTTTCATTTGATCCATAATTAAATAATTCATGTAATCTTTTACACGTTGTGACTGTAATTCTGTTTGCGGGTTTTTAACTCCTATGATCTGTGTTCTAACGGGTCCGTCGCTAGGTAATAATTCTTTGTATGCTTGTGCTTGAAACTGTGTAACAGCTTCTGCTAAAACTGGATGTGTTGCACCACTCGCTCCTTGAAATGGTTCTGTTCTATTTTCATATTTAAAACCTAACAGATCTAAACCTTGAGTATAAGATTGTTCCCAATCTTTTCTAGAAGATTTGTAGTCCATATAGTTATTGACCATATCAGAACCAATTGGTTCTAAAATATCATCGGGTAATATGTCTGCTAAATTATCAAAATGATTCTCGGTTCCAGGTATATTGATTGCACCTGGTTCAAAGTCTAAAGTTGCACCACCATCTTCTTCAGGTATAACTTCGATCGGTCCTTTGTTATCTACCGGTTCTTGAACGCTAACTTCTTCTATTTCCTCTTGTGAAGGAACCTCTATTTTCGTACGAGTGTTCGGAAGACTTTTGTCTATTTCTGCCATTTAATTTCTCCAGTTTGACTGTCTTAACAGTATTGTAAGTAATATTCAACCCTTGTGGATTTGGTCCACGCAGAGGGGGTATAGTTGTTGTAAGTTTCTTAACCATTATTCTCCTAGCATTCTAGCTAGTCCACCTTTTGCAAAAGATCCCATTTCAGCTGCAGTTCCTTTACCACCCATAAAATCTCTATCTTGTGCAAAATCAGATTGAAAACCACCTCTACCTCTTGCTCTATTTCTCTCAGCCATAGCCTTAGTCTGTGCTCTAGCTGCAGCCTCAGCAGTTTTCGCTGCTCTTGCTTTTTCTAATCTTTCTAAAGCTTGTTTATTTTTAAGTTCTTTTTGTTTCTTAAAAAAATTTGATCCTAATCTCATCATACCAAAACGATCCATTGGCACATAATCTTTCATTATTTCTGAATATAATTCTTCACTAGTCGTCCCTGGTAAAGAAAAGGCTCCTTTAATATTACTTAAATTATCTTTTAAAAATTCAGTGAATGCCTCTTTTTTAGTTAGATTAGGATCATTAAGACCTACAAAAAGATCACCAATTTCTTTTATTGCTCCTAAACTAGTGGCACCAACAGCACCAGATAAATATGAAATAGGTCCTAATATAGGATCCTTAAATTTTCCCTTTCCTAAAGTTTCTGCTAATAAGTTTGATGCAGCTCTATGTCTAAAATCAGAGGGTAAGCCTGATGGCTCATCAAAAGCACCAGGAAAATTTTCACCAGTTATTTGGTCTATGCCACTAAATTTATTAAACTGATCTGCCCCTTTTGTAATTAAATCTTGAGTTTTTTCACCTACTGATTTAAGTGCATCAGTAACTGGAGTTTCATAAAGTTGTCTATCAGGTGTTCCATCTTGATAAGCAACACGACCACCATCATTAAATTCTTTTTTAAATTTAAAACCTACTCCTTTATCATCTTCTTTAAAACCCCCACCGAACATTAAATCACCCCCAAATAATTCTATAATACCACCTAACTCAGCTTGGTTTAAATCTGGTCCTAAATTTAAGAATATGTTATCACTGATTGGAACAGTTGCGATTCCTGATTGTTTTTTAATAAATCTGTTTATAACTTCTTTTAAAGCTTCGTTAGGATTATTAGTTTCAAAAGAACCTAAACCCTCTTTAAATTTAATACGACCGCCCTCTGCACTTCCTTGTCTCATTTCTGCTAGTATTCTTAAAATATTAGATAGCTCGGACATTGCTGGATCATAGTCCTCACTAAACCTTCTGTTAAACTCAGCTTTTCTTTCAGAGCTAAAATTTTTTGAATATTCATCAGATAGTGCAGACATTAATAATAATTCCTTTTACGTGTTACAACTTTTTCATCCACATAATCTTCTGGATGATCAATTAAACCACCTTGTCTAAATCTCATAATCGCTTGTGTTGTACTGTCAACCAAGTCATCATGATCGCCATAGGGGAATGCAGCACATTCTTCTATGACTTCTTCAGCAAACTTTTGCTGAGGAGCCCATATCATACCACTTTCAAACAAAGGTGCAACTGCATTTACACGTGCGTGTTTATCATTTCCTTTAGATGGTGAGAAGTTCACAACCGGTATATCCATCTTCCGTAACTCATAGGTCAAAGGTAAACCACTAGCTTTTGCCTCAACAATAACTGTTTCAGGTTTCCAATACTCGTATTGTTCAAGGGCTAATCTTCTAAGTTCAGGGAACTCATATCTGCCTTTAATAGCATCGAGAAGAATAAGATTAGCCCCTTCATCCTCACTAGGATACCAAATACCCCAAGTGGTGATAGCTGAATAATCTGCAGTTTCTTTTTTAAGAAACGCAGTATCATAAGATTGTATGACGTGTTGTAACTGTGGTATCTCCTCTCCCGTATATTTACGCCACCACTCACGTTTTAATATTGCACCTTCTTCTGCTGTTGGGTTTTGCATCCATTGTGCGTTCCA